TGTGTTTGCAACAGACACGTTTGCTTTGCGCATAGTTGTCTTTGCTGGCTCTTCGCCCACAGTCACAGAAGGATACACCTTGGGTTTTTTGTACTCAGCCATATCAGCCTCCACGACCAGAACGACGACCGGGGTTCATTTGGTTGGCAACTTTAGCCAAACCACGGCCCATCTTCAGCATGTCGCTGTTAGTCTTGCCACCAGCACGCAGCTTGGTTGGCGTTTTGCCGGGGTGCATGTTTTGCTCATGCTTGCGAACTGCTTTCTTTGCATCCATCATCGACTCCTTATGTCGTTGTAACCGTTACTGTACCAAGTTCTACTGCTAATACCAAGTTATTTGGCGTTAGAGCAGCATCAAAAAACGAAGATCCACCAACAGGATTCCATCCCCACTGAAAGATGCGGCTACCCGCTTCTACTGTTCCCGCCCCGTCTGGGCCAGTCCCTGTTGGAACAAGCTGCAATCCATTCGTGCCGGAGAACACATAGCTGCGGTCGGGGCGTGGATTCCTCAAAGCCTGCGGGTCGTCCACTGGGAACATACCCAACTGCAACTGTGGCTGGTCTGGGTCCCAACACTCTGGGCACACCAGTAGGTTGTAGTTCTTGGTTTTGATGATTTCCGTCTTCAATACCTTGAGCATGAACCGCTGGTCGCAGCGGTCGCATTGGGCAATTGCGTTCTTACCGCTGGCAAACCTATTACCCATCTTTACCTCCCGATGTAGGTTTGACGGGGAACAAGGCGCAAAGCGGCTTTCTCGTGATCTTCATACGCAGCCAGCTCCCAAGCCTCGTCATACTGAGCCTTCAGAAACTGTAGGCGCTCAGCGCCTTGGGGGATTTTCCCAGCTACGTAATACGCCAATCCAGCCGCCATACAAGGCAGGAATCTGAAAGGCACATCCATGATGTTGACACCGCCACCTGCGTCTTGAGTGCGGCGTAGACGCCAATACACAAATTGGTATTGCTGTGCGTTGTCTGGAGTTGGCCAAACAGTAATTGCGGGGACTTGCTGCCAGTACACGGCGGTTGTGCTTGTATGACTTACGGCAGTTGTGTTTTGCTGCCCACGGAAACAGTTATAAAGCACATTTCCGTCGATATACCCATAATTGATAATCTCGTTATCAATCTTGATGAACCCAGCGGCGGGTAAACCAACAGCAGAATTTAAAGTTATTTGGGTGGAAGTGGCTGTGATAGCCCCGTTTAGGGTTAACCCTGTGGGTGAAGTTTGCCCGTTATATCGTTGAATCCAAACCTGAATAGGTCTGGCTTGGGTAATTTTGTTGGGGATTGTGGCATAGGTAGAAACACTAATCCGAGTAATAGTCAGGTCGGATTGAGTCGAAGCTATGTTGCCACCGGTACGAATGACGTGCTCAAGTAAGTCGATGGTGTCATCAGGCAGGGCGTAAGTGTTTTGCCCCTGCACGAAGTCAATCGTACCTGTCTCAATTGTCCAGAGGTTGATACCACGATTTGCCCAGTCAGCGAACATGATGTTCAAACTGCGACGAGCAGTACGTAAGTCATACCCAGTACGTAACTCACCCCCGGCGCGTTCAAACGCTTCCTCCACCAAGTCGGTGAGGTCTAGATTGAAACCGGTTTGTCCAGAGGTGGTTGCCATTATCTAAATCCTGCCGTTTTCTTCGCCACTTTGGGCGGTTGTTTCACGAATTGTTTTCCGGCTTTTTTACCTGCTCTTTTTGCACGCGTTGTCGCAGCGTACTCAGAAGAACTGAGAGCTTTGATCGCAGCTTCAGGAAGGTATCGCTCACCTGTTTCAGAAGATTTTTTACCACTTTTGGTTCTCCATTTTTGGTCGCCCCAATTTTTAAGGGAAGTCTGCGGCGCTTTCAATCTCGGTAACCCCCGCCTGCTGCCTTGTACTTTTTGGCAACAAGTTGTGCTTTACGGGCTGACCACTGGCCAGCTCCAGTACCGTGAGTCGCCGCCGCCTTGACCTGAGACACGATCCGCTTGCGCAGGCCGGGCTTGGTGTAGTTTCCGGCGGCGTTTACTTTGCCACCTTCTGCATACATATCTACATCCTGTGGTTTATCGGTGCGACGAACGACTTTCCTACCGGGCATCTTAGATGCTCGGATTGCGCCCATGCCACGACTCGCCATCATCGGATGATCGTCCCGCGAGTTTTGCCGCGCTGGGCAATACCATCTGCGCGACTAGAAGCGGAACCACCTGCGGCAAACTTCTTGCCCATATCCTTTTTGGTGGTGGGCGCTTCAGCAGCTTTGGCAGCAGCTTTCTTGTCTGCAATCTCTTGCAGGATTTCAGGAGGGGCAGGCGCATCAGTACCGCCAATTTTGGCTTCTTTGCGGTACTTCGCAGCTTTTTTGTCGTCTTCAGTCATGATTAACCTCAATACATCTTGCATTTGGTTTTGCCGCGAGAGGCAATGCCATCTGCGCGACTTGATGCGGTCATGCCGCCAGAAGCCATCTTCTTGACTTTGCCACCCTTTTTCATGGGGTTGCCAGCTTCGTCGTAACCACGACGGCCACCCAAGAAATTGCCAGCTTCGTCGTATCCGGGTTGGCCACCCTTAAACGGGGCTGCTGCTGGCGCACGGCGCGGCTTGTAGTTTTTCATACCTTCTGCGGAAGAAGACATCGTGCTTGGTGGCTTTGCGGAAGAACGACCTTCGTTACTGTAGTTGTTATTGGGTACAGAACGTGTGCCACGGCTCATACCGGCTTCCAAATTAACGCGAGAAGAATCGCCACGGGGGGCGGTCTTGTCGGTAGTAGGAGCGCGAGGAGGCGTGGGTTTTTTAGGGGCCGCAGGCGCTGCCTTCTCAGGCATGACAACGTCGGCCTCAGTAATTGGTTTACTGTCGCCGTCAGACTTTTTCATGTAGTCAGTAATTTGACGACGTGGCTCTTCCTTATCTTCGACTTTTTTAGTGTCGCCGGTGTAAGAACTGGTCTTTTGGTCGCCCGCGTCATCTTTGTCCTTGCCTTTGGACGCCATGTACGCTGCGCCCGCAAGAGCAGCAAGACCCGCTAACCTGCCTAAATTTTTCTTTGCCATGATCGGCTCCTTAAATCAGCACTTGCCTTTTGACATGCCGCCGTTTTTCATGCCCAGAGGTTTAGAGCCAGACATTTTGACCGTAGTACCTTTGGAGATACCGCTCTTTTGAATAGCGTGCTCGCCTTTACCTTTGTTGCCGCCGGAAGGAACTGCGCCCATCTTGGCCTTAGTGATAGCACCGCCGCCAGCCATTTTCTTCATGCCAGCTTCCTTCATTTCGTGTTTAACCATAGACTTGGGTGCGCCTTTGGATTTCATGAAGGACACTTCTTTTTTGACCATTGCTTTAGATTCTTTCATCTCGCCACCCTTTTTAAAAAGTTCAGCCTTACCTTGATTGGTTTTTGGCCTGTTTACCACTTGACGGTCAGCCCGGGTTGAAACCGATCTGTCCTTCCCGAATTTCATACCCTTACTTGCTTCGCTGAAGTCCTTGCCTACGGCTTTAGGTACTTTAACTTTCTTTGCAAATGCTGGGTTATGGGCCACAGCATCCATGAATTTCTTTTGTTTTTCACTCGTTGCTGGCATCTTCGTCTTTCTTGCGGTTAACAAGTTTCTGCACAGTGTCAGTTTCGTAGATACGAATAGCGACCCAAATAATACTGAGAACCGCAGATACGGCAGGTAAGAATTCCACAAGAGTTCCTATGACGGTGAGGATAGAAGCACCGTCAATCATGTGCTTAACAGTTTCTTGATCTTGTTGGTTCATACAAACCTACCCCTCGTTTTGCCTTGGGTGGCGCAGCCGTCAGCCTGTGTTACGTATCCACCATCAGCGCAGTTCCAAGCTCTCAAGGACTTGTTAATCCTCGAATCCGGATCGCGTGCGGTCTCGGCGCTCGTAAGTTTCGCTTTCATCCCCTTCATACGGGCGCAAAAAGAGTCTCGCCTGCTGCCGCCCTCGGGTTGAGGACGCTTCAACCCCGGCTTCCCGGGATTTGCTGCGTTGTAGGAAGCCCGACCTTTGGCGTTCAAACCGCCCTTCTCGGACTTCCCTTCTTTGCGTTGCCATGCTGGTGACTTAGCCATAGAAAATTGTGCAATGAATATCCGCCGCCAAAAACACGCGAATGCCTTGATTCGCCAAAATACCTTCCCCGGGAATCACCATCGTAAACGCCGTAGCGTTTGAGGCGTCAGCCTGAAGCAACATCTTGTTGTACACAGTCACGTTACCGCTTGCTGCGCCGCTGTTTGCTACAGTTACCGTGAAGACGTTGGAGTTTGTCACGGTCACTTGGTATGGGTTATCCGTCAAATCCCAGTCCAAGTACACCCATTGGCCTGTAGACAAACCGTGGTCTGTTGCGGTCACAGTTGCGGTGGTTGTGGCGCGTGTGTATGTACCGGCTATCGAGGTATTCTCAACAAAAGCTGAATAACCCGTAGCACCGCTGAAAGGAAATATTACAGCCCCCTTCAAACGAGTTCGGTACGGAACCATCAGGCCAGAAGTAGCCGCATGTTGCGACTTAACATCATATTGCATCGTCATTTTGTTGCTCCGGTTCTGGTGCTTCTAGCCTGTTTATGAGCATCTTGTACGCTTGGATCGTGGCCTGAGCCTGAATTAAAAAGGCGTTTGCCTTATTTGCCTCAGTCTCTAGGCTACGAATCTCAGACTCCAAGAATTCCTTGGTGATCTGCATATTAAGCCGCGCTAGAACACATGATGAAATAGGGCGTACCGTCTGATGCCACAACTCTCAAAGTCTTGGCAACGGTGGCAGTGCTTGTTACAAACAAAGCTGCGGGGATGTTGAACAAGTTTGCAACAGTGCCTGTGCCGCTGTTTGTGAAGCGGATGAACGAAGCATTTGTCCAAGTGCCGCCAGAAGCAAAGTCAGAATCAGCTTGGATAGCTGCAATTGTGCCGCCGGGGTTGGTAGAAGAACCACCCAGAGTGGCGCGAAGAGCGTTACCCGCACCAGAAATAGTGCCAGAACCGTTGATGCTCAAGCTAACGTGAGCGCCGTTGACAGTACCGCCAGTAGCTGCGCCAGCACCTGTGACTCGCGTCAGTGCGCGAATGGTTTCGCCAGAGCCGGTAGAAGTAAATTCCAAGCGGCCATAAGACAACCGTGTATCGCCAGTAGCGGCAGAAGTTGTAGCGTATGACTCGGATATATTGCCAGCGGCAGTCTCAACGATAGGACTGGAAGCTGTTCCGGAGATAAAGCCATTTTGTGATATGACTGGGCCGGAGAACGTGGTATTTGCCATGATTGTTCCTTACATGCAAGTGAGGGTGTTCTGTCTGCATGTCGTCAGCCGGGACTGTCAGAACACCGGATAACCCCGGAATGTGTTCAATATACACCAAAAGAAAAAGGGGCACAAGGCCCCTTTCTCGGTTTATCAGGACGAACCTGAAGAACCCCACATACCCAATGGGTCAGACCAACCGAAGCTGTAACGCTCGCGAGCTTTATAACGGACGTTGCCGGTGTCGAAGTCGCCGTCCATGCTGTTAGACAGCGGGGTACGAACGAAGTGCTTCAGACCGTTAGGCACGTCAGTTGTCAGGAACCAAGCGTTGGTGTCTGTCAAGAAGTGATTGACAGCGTAACCTTCGGGGATTGCGCCCATCTGTTTGATAGCGTTGATGTCGTTATCAGCAGTGGAAACACGCAGTTCAGTGTCAAGCAAACGCTTGGCAACGAACATGAGTGCTGGAGGCACAATCATTTTCTTGGGCTTAGCGGCGATCAACAAGCCACGCTCATCAGTCCAAGCGGCGATTTGAATAACGGCGGCTTCCAAAGAAGTCTCGTTCAAATCAACTTGGGTGGTGGGGGTGTTGCTGTTGGTTCCGCCAGAGATCAAGGGGTGGCTTGCGTTGAACAAGGACACGCCGTCGCCACCGGGGTAGCTATTGCTAAAGCCATTGTTCAGGACGGCAGCAGCCTTGACCTGTTTGGTGTATGCCATAGCACGAGCCAATGACTTGGTGTAACGAGCAGACAAGCTGTCGTACAAGTTATCTTCAATCGCTTCTTCAGTGATTGAGAAACCCAAGGCGATGGTTTCGTGGGTATAGCGGGTTGACCATGCTTCTTGTGCATTGTCGTAAGCGATGGCAGAGCCTTCGTTCTTGACGGGTGCGGCAGAGAAGCCGGACAGTTTGGTTTCTTCTTCAAACGAACGCTCAGAAGTCTCG